GGTTAAAAGATTGACATAATCAAGCACTATAGCATCAACATTGATACCGGTGTTTTTCAGTTTTTTAATATATGCTTGTAAATTTGAACATGTGATAGAACTCGGTGGAAATTCTTTTATGAGAATCCGCGAGTTTGGTTTGTCTGTCTTGTACTCATGGATACATTCCTTGAGATGATCCGTTTGAGTGGACAATTCACTTATCGGTATCTGTGTTATCTGAGTGCTGAGCCTTTTTGCATATACCATCTCTGACATCTCTAGCGTGATCAGCAGCACTGTCTTGCCTTGTGATGCGAGATTTACGGCAGTGTTACCAAGAAATATTGACTTACCGATGTTCGTTTCACCAGCGAAGACATATATCGATCTACCGTTTTCTAGATAACCGCCACCTAGCTTGTCATCTAACCATTTCCACCCGGTGGAAACGGTGCTATCCTCTTGCAACAAATCACGTACATGTCGATCTATATCGTTGAAGTAATCTAGACCGCGGTCAACATCCAATGATATGTTGCACGCAGATTCAAATTTTGTGAGGATTTCGCTAGTGTCAACAGTACCCTTGTCACACTCATTAGCAACTGACATCATGGTGTTGTACACAGCTTTTTGCTTGAGGAATTGTTCAGTGTTTGCGTACAATTCATCTCGATTAAATTTGGTATCAAATGTCTTCACCATGTTAACAACATTCTTGAAGCTGTCTATCAATTCACTATTCACCAGCCGCGCTTTTATTTCGGTTAATGTAGGAGGTTGGTCTCGCTCACTGAAGAAATTCGTAACAATACCTAGTATGTTTTTGATGTGTCTGTTACCGAAGTAATCAACATCTAGGAGCTCGATAATAGAGCCTAGATATGATTCATCGGTCAAACAGTGATACATTATCACGTTTTCGTAGAAGTCTAAATCTATTTTTTGTGTGCCGGTATCATCCATATATGTTCATGAATTGGTCTTGAGATTTCACCCAGTTGGTATCATTGATCGATTTCAATCCTTGAGAATCGTGTATTGTGTGAATAGGTGCAACCCCTAAACGCAGACTCTTCTTATTAGCATCGAGACAGCTAGCGATATCATAGTGATGATGTTTGAAGTTTTCATTAAATTTCCACTCTGCTGCTAACACCGCTTTGAGATTAACAGCCATGAATAAACCGTCCATTATTGTCACACGCGAAGGTGTGTAACCAAATGATGTGTTCATCACAGCATATTCGTCGTCAGATACTTTGTGTGGGTGGCATACACTACCTCGTAGATTGTCACGTGATGTCATCAAGTGCCAAAGCACCGGGCGGTTTATTTTTGGTTTGACACAACCTGCTAATCCCACGATATCAAACGCTTGTATATTGTTGTACAATTTTCCTCGTATCTTGAGATCATCTACATATACGTCGTCATGTACGAACAACACTATGTCGTGTTTCTTCAAAGTTTTTTTAGTCAGGTGTGTGTTGTAAACCTCCGGGAGACCAGCTTTGTTATTCTCGTGTATACACAACTTTACATCACTCGGTTGTAAGATGTTCATGCTCTTGAATATCTTGGTGTCTCGCTTGTGTCCGCGGGTGCAACTAACGATTAGAATCGGTTTCATGCTGATACTATTTGATCGTCGCGTTCAACAACCGGTTCAACAGTATTCACCTCAACCATGGTTTCACCATGCACTGTTTTAATGAGTTTATGAAATAATTCTAGAGCATGGCTCTTGTCCGTGGCTTGTATGTATCTACTATGAGTCAATTTGTATTGCTCCAATTTGTATGTTATTCTGTAATCGTTCATTAAAATATAAAGAATGGGTTAGATGGTGTGAACTCACCAACAGTCGTCAAACCTTCTGATGTGAAGCACAAGATATGACCTTGTTCAATTTCTTGATCCGCGTCACCATATTTCAGTGATGTGAATTTGCTCTTATTTGCATCTGTGTATAATGTACTACCATTGCGGACCACATACAATAACTTTGTTGGTTTGCAGTAAATCCAACACGAAAATATACCCTTCAGCATGTTACACACTTCTTGTATCACTAACACATCACTACCAACATACATGTTGTCTAGCAGCATGGGTATTATTTTACTATCCACATTAACATCACTGATAGGAATTTCATGCTGTTTGGCTAGATCTAGATGGTTCTCAAGCACACCGTTATGAGACACGATGAAGTTATCTGTTTCAAATGGGTGTGAGGTTGTCTCATCATAATCTCTAACCGACGATGTAGGTGATTGTGTATGACCTGCAAACATGTCGTATTGTAGCTGGTGTTGCCATGCATACTCACCGGTCAGTGACCGAGCACCAGGTCCTCTCTTCACGCAAGTTGCACCATTTCTTTTTATATAAATAAATCCATGAGCGAAGGTGCCACGGATTTTATTTTTCGCGTACAGTCTCTCGAAATCGTTAAAGTTGGTTGCTCCGAATATACCACACATATCATTCAATGGGTTTGCAGTCAAACTGTTCCCATGGGATTAGTTTACTGTAAGGAACGGGATCTATTAATTTTGCTTCAATGAATCCCTGTATACGTGAACTACATGCTGTACATTCTCCACAAGCTTGTTCTCTTCCTTCGTAACATGTCCATGTTTTCGCGAAATCGACATCATTATCAACACCCATCAACACAATGTCTCGTTTGCTCTTCATTATCAACGGTGCCACCACTCTTATGACATTGCGTCGGTTCAGCTTGTTAACATTGTTGATGGCCTGTAAAAATTCTTTACTACCATCCCAAAAGCCTGCTTGACTATCTACCAGAGCCGCGCCATGGAATACTGTGTCTGCGCCTACCGTTTCAGCGTATGCTGTGCACATCGACAACATCATCATGTTGCGGTTCGGTACATAGTTGACAGTCTGTGGATCACCGAGCACATCTTTTGTCTTTGCCACCGGAATCAGATCATTGGTGAGTGAGCTGGTGCTCGCTAAGTCGCGTATGAACGAAGCTTCAATCAATCGATGAGTCTTAGCAACAATTTGAGCCTGCTCACGGGCACACCCTAATTCATTTCTGTAATGTCGTTGACCGTAATGGAATGTGAGAGAGTGTATCTCATATCCTTCGGATAATGCTTGATGGGCGATGACGGTCGAATCTAGACCACCACTTAGAGGTAACACACAACGTTTCATTTATTTATTATAGTGTATAATCACGTAAAAGCGACTAAATAATTACATGGACATAGTTAACCCACAGCCTATCAGGTCTCCATGGACAGGAGATTTAATCAAGCCACGTATCAGAACTCGCGAGTATCTGGGCAAGATATACACAGAAGCGCATTGGATTTGCCCGAGCACCGGTGAGTTTGTACGCAAAGGTCTAGTCAAGGTTGAAGATATGAAGAAAGACTAACTACCGTACCGGAACGCGGCATTTAATTTCTCTTCTAGTGTCGGTAGAATCTTTTCATCCCATATCTCGGTGTTCTTGCACCAGTTCTTAAAATAACCAAGTTTGGAACCGTCGGGTAAGCTATACGTACTACCTGTTTGTATCAAAGCTCCATGATTGATTGCCATCTCACGGAGGCCCGAGTACTTATCCAATCCGCTCTTAAAGTTTAAATACATCTCAGCCTCTAGAAATGGTGGGACAAATCTATTTTTGATAGTGAGAGCGCGTAGAGTCACACCGCTGTATTTGTTAGCATCCGGTAACATCTCATCGTCCTCATTGTTTTTGTCTTGTTTTTCATCTCTCTTGGCTAGCTGGACAAGAACACTCGAGAGATACACTGGACCTTTCCCACCGGATTGCTGTTTTACCAATGTGGGGAACATAGCTGCTGGGTCGTCATATGTATGATTGACGAACAGTATTGTTGTGTTGGCTTGAGCAGCCTTGAACGTGAGTGTCCTCATCATGCTTTTGAGACCTTTGGCTCTGGTGCCCATGTCCATTGCAGTCTTGCCCTTCTCGACATCATCAATCTCCTTTTGTGATGCAAGGTTGCCAAGTGAGTCAATACAAATAATAAATTTACCTTGAGCTTTGGCCTCTACAACACTATCCAGAAATGCTACTAGTTGATTTCTACACTCCTCGACTGTTTGAACTGGTACATATTTTACCTGTGTTGTGTCCAGACCCACACCAGTGCATGCAGTTTCATCAACAGCCATCTCAGTGTCAAAGATGACTGGTATCATACCTTCACTCTGTGCTTTGGCTAGTATTTTGTTTGTTATGTATGTTTTACCAGTTTGAGATGGTCCAGCAAAACCAACTATACGACCTTTGGGTAAACCACCATGTAGGCTTCCAGACACGATCGCATTCAGAACCATACACCCGGTGTCGTGCCATTCAGTAACACTCGATAGTGCTGACTCGGACAGGAATTTCGATTCCGGGTTGAGTTTATCTAGCTTGTCAAAAATTTTTAATGTGTCTTTGTCGATCGTTGTCATATGTGTATATTATATATGATCATGCTGTGTATGCAAGCAATAAAAAACCCGAGCACCGTGTATACAGCGCTCGGGTGGTTATTGTGGGTTGGGATTAAATTTTATGTTTTTGCATCAAACATTTCAACCGGCTCGGCTTCCACGTCTTTCACTTCTGCTTCTGGTGCAGTCTCCTGTGGTAACGTCTCGAAAATTGTGATGTACTGCTGCTCTACCGATGGATCAATTTCAAATGATTCAGCGGTCGTGATCTGGTTCGTGTTGAAGAACCACACGTGTTTATCAAATCGCTTGTCAGCAGCGATGAATTCCCGGAAAATGTAGGGTAACAATTGTACTGATATTTGACCAGATTCTTGATTGACGTTGATGTTAACGACCGAGGGGTTGGAGACTGCTAACTTTTGCTCAGTTGTCTTTTCACCAACTTCACGGCCAACAATCACGCGACCCACACTATCTACGAATGATATAACTTTGTTGCTCATATTAATATATATGAGACGCGTTTTAAAAGTCAACTATGTTACCAGACGGAGATGTTATATTTTGGGTTTTGTGGATCCTTTGTCCGGATCAGATGTTTTAGTTTTGTTTATACCATCCTGCAATCGGTTGCTCATTATATTTGCACCAGTGTTGATCGCAGCATTTGTACCAATGTTACGTGCCAGATTAGCTGGGTTTGCAGCAGTTGCAGCAGTACTGTATGCTGAACCGGCACTACCGGCGGCATCTATACCGTGACCTAGAACTGTACGACCTTTTTTAAACCCTGGTATCACCTTTGTACCTGTAAGATTTGCGATTGTGTTTGGACCTACAATATTTTTTCCACTAGCTAGAGCCTTACCTGCTTTACCAATAGATTGAAATGTGTCACCGACATGGCCGCTGATGCGTTTAGCGGTGTCCGGTATATAATCTGTTATTGCGTCCTTTACTCCGCTGGATGCTGCCTTGAGTGTACCGGAAGGGTCCGCAACAGTATCACCTACAGCTTTTGCGGCATGCCTAGCAGTATCACCTACAGCTTTTGCGGCCTGTCCAGCAAATTTGAGTGGTGCGGTGACAAGTTGTGACGGGTCTCTTGCTAAAGATTTACCGGCGGAGGTTGCTCCTCGCCCAACATCACCTACAAGTTCAGCACCTTTGCCTATCAACTGCCCGGTTGAGGATGCTGCCTGTGCTGGTAAGTGTGCGATTGCTTTGCCTTGTTTACCGAGCCACTTACCGGTATTTTTCATACCATCAAGTAAACCTTCATCTAGTTGATTTTCAATCTCTTGAACCCGTTTATCGAATTGTCTCATATGTATATTTATACACCTAACAACTCGAACAAGTCGGTTTGAGTCTGCATACCTGGTTTTTTGAGCTTCCATGACACAGCATCATAAAATCTCTCTACAATACTATACACAATTTTCTCAAACATCTTCTCAACGTCCGGTGTAAAATCTTTTTTAAATTCTTCAGGATAATAATATTTATATGCCAGTGTCGGTATGCCGAATCGATTGGGTTGCATCACATAAAAATACCGGATTTTATCACCACTACCGATTGATTCGTATTTGTCACAGAGTTGGTACTTGTCAAGTAATTGATTGTAAATGTATGATGATTTTATATGTATAGGCATACCTTTGACAAATGTGAAACCATCACATTGATCTGCATATTTATCATACTCTTTTGCACCCATCACGAACGCTATATCCTCAACAGGTAATGATTTAAATTTATCATATGTGTCGAGAAACATCTCGTTGGTCAGTTGTAGATTTTTTGTCTCCATCATGGTCTCAACAATCTGCTTGATACAGGGTTTAAGAGCTGCAGGTAGAGTGGTTCGTACAATTTCTACACCGGTGTACTTATATTTGTCGCAACCGAATCCTTCGTCATCGACGACGTGTAACACATACCTTTTTTTCGCGATGAATATTCCAACATCGGCCATCACCTCACGCTTGAACACGAACCTACAATCCTTGCTGTTCAGCACCGCTTCACCCCATTTGGTTATCTCGACGTTCAGATGCTGCTCAATATCATGTGCCACATCCTTTGCCTGTTCATTCACTTTTCCATCTATACAAAATGGTATGTTGTGATGTTCGAGTAATTTGCTTATCGATATGTAGCTTGAATCTGTATCATTGTAAATGACAGGTGTGTATTTCTCGTCCGTGATACCGCATACCCTCTTTGTATACTCTGTTAAGATCTTGTTGGATTGTTTGATTACTGCCTGACCAGTCAGTGTGATGCTCCGGGCTATGTCAGGGTCTCCCATAGGAGCATGCTTGTTACCGAAATAACCATACACCGTGTTGATCAAAATCTTTAATGTGAATTGTTTGATGTCAAGTTGACCGGCGAGCTTTTTAGCAGCTACATATTCCGGGTCGGTTTCATCAAGTGTTTGCATCTTTTTCTTGAGCTTGTTCAGCTGAGATTTGATCTCCACGCGGCCTTGATAGACGCGATCAACAATCTCTGGCATGATACCTTTCTCGAGTTGACTGAACATCACTTTGGCTCGCGAGATAGCCACTTTGTGCTTGTCAACAAACTCAGCGAACTTTGCATGTGTGACATATAATGTCTGATCATCTACAAGTTTCAATGTCACGTGAGTTTCAGAAGTGTCAACAATCTTACCAATTTTGGTCTCCGGAGAGAGATTCAGTGAGATCATTGTGTTTGGATACACACTGTTCGCGTCGAATATATTACGTCGTCTTGGAACCCTCGCTCTGGTTCACCTACATACGCACCTTCATATTTTGTCTTTATACTGTTGTCTTTTATGAATGTTGGTATGATCTTCTTGCGTTGTCGAGCTTTGATTACTGCAGCACCGGTGATGACCTGTAGTGTTCCCATGGCACCTTCAATTGAAGTGAGACCTGTGTATGCTAGCATTCGTAACAATTCTAAATATCTCAACTTATCTTCTAACCGGGCTAAT